TATATTAGTAGTAATAGCGCTAAACTCTACACCGCTTGCCGGTATTGAAAAAGGAAAGGAAAATAAGCTACTTATCTCACTAAAATAACTTACAATGTCATTTATAGCCTTAAAATAAGGCTGTGGACAGATTACGCTTATTTGTGCTACCTGTCGATTACTAAACAGGTCACACTCCATAAGCTCAACCTTGCCCTCTATACGTACATCACGCTTACCGTTTTTAAAATAAATAGTGATAACCTTTTTTAAAGGAAAATACTTATATAAGTTAATACGGTTAGCCTCAATGTCACCCTCCAGCGCAATATACAATACTATATTACGTTTATCCACTTTTACACTGTTCTCTGTCACACCGTCAGAGGTAGCATTACTAGAGGTATTTATCATACTAACTGGAGGCTGTAAGCCTGTAACTTTATAAAGCGTATAGTTAGAGGAGGCAGAGAGGTTTAAAACCTCTCCGTTATGATTTTTAACTTTACATTCGTACATTTTTACACACCTCCAGTAGCATAACCTAATAAATTAGTAGTCTGCCTGTAAATCTCCAGCCTACTCAGTGCCTTAGGGCTGTTGTTAGTCTGATAGAAGTTATTAACCACGCCTCCAGCACCCACTACACCGCCGGTACTCATTACTGAGCCACCGCTACTAAGTCCAGCTCTCGCACCGTCTAAAATATTACCGGTAAGATTTCTCATGGAATCCAGAGCGCTCTCAGCGTTACGGTCAATACCTACCGCTATACCCTCAGGAATCCACTTACCTACCATATCCCTAAAAGCCTTAGAGGGTGAGGCTATACCCAGAGCCTCCTGAGCGCTTTCTAACAGGCTATTAGCTAAGTCTGCCACGCTATCAGTTAACCACTCCCAGCCGGCGCTTATACCATTCCATAAGCCCTCTACAATATTACCGCCTATCTCTAACATTTCATCAGGTAAACCGCTTATGCCCTCTACTACGCTATCAAAAAACCCAGCGCCGGCCTCTGCTCCTTTTTCCAGTAGATCAGCGCCAAAGCTAATTACCTTAGTGACCGCATTAGTCAACCACGTCCATATACGGTTAGGTAAGAGTTTCACCCAGTTAATAATAGTGTTTACAAAGTTCATAGCTCCTGTACGTCCGTTATTGATAACCTGACTAAACCACGTAGCAATATTGCTAAATAACTGACCTACGAAGTTAGCCAGCTGTGGTAAGAGCGTCCTTATTACGGTTATAATAGTGCTTACTATCTGAGGTAACGCCTGTCCTAAAGCGGTAACTATCTCAGGTATAGCGGTAACAAGTGCCATAAGTAACTCTACAGCTGTATCTAATAAGAGCGGTAAGTTATCCAGTAAGGTACTGGTTATAGTCTCAATAATCTGAGGTAGCGCCTCCATGAGTGGCGTTATAATCTGCGGTATGGCGTCAATAATAGCCATTAACAGCGTGATACCAGCCTCTAAAAGCTGAGGTAAATATGTTATAAGCGCTGTAACTATTGTGTTAATAATCTGCGGTAACGCTGTAATTAAAACAGGTAATATCAGCGGTATCGCATTTACGATAGCCATAAGCAACGTAATAGCACCCTGTACCAGCGTATGAATACCAGCCAAAAGACCGTTAACTATACTCGTTATAAGCTGTGGTAGCGCTGTAACTAGCGCCTGTATAACGGTAGGTAGTGCCTGTACCATAGCGCTTAAGAAATCTACACACGCCTGAATAAATACAGGTAACTGCTCCATAAGAGCGTCTATGATTTCCGGTACTATTTCTATAATGGCTGTCACTAACTCAGGTAACGCTGTAGAAAGTCCGGCTATTAACTCATTAACCACCTGTACTACAGTAGTTACTAAGTCAGGTAACGCCTCTAAGATAGCGTTAGCTAACGTAGTTATCAGCGTAAAAGCCACCGTTACAAGGCTGGGTAAAAGCTCAGTAATTTTAGTGAGGACCATATCTAACAGGCCACCCAGTCCAGCGCCTATAGTCTCCTCAGCACCGTCCACACCGTTAATTAAATCAGTAAAGCCCTGTCCTATCTCGCTTACAGCCGGTAAGAGTTCCGTTAAGAGCGTAGCACCCATTAACTTAAAGCTCGTCATAACAGGCTCGGCCACCGCTCCCAGTTCTGCGGTAGCGTCTGTGAGTTCTGACTGCGCTCTCTGAGCGTCCATAATCTCACCGTTAACTTCTCTGTACGCACTAGCTGACTCACTATATAAACCGTTAAGAGTTTCTGTGATAAGCGCCTGTCTTTCTTGCTCAGTAGTGCAAGCGTCTAGGCTTGCCTGAAACTCAGATTCACTAGCCCCAGCCCAGTTAAGAGCGTCAGCTAATGCACCAGTAATCTGTCCTGTTTTAGCGGTCTCATTAGACGCCTCTGTTAAACTCTCAATAGGCAAAGAGTCACCGAATTTACCATATACACCGGTGGCTATGGTAGTCCACTGGGCTAACTCTTGCTCTGTATCAGTCAGCTCTGCTAAGTGGTTAACAGCCTCTACCGCTTGCCCCTCATCACCTAAAATAGCGTAAAAGTCCTGATAGGTGTCACTGGCGGTCTCTGCTGTAAACCCAGCTGTAGTAAAAGCTGTCTCTAGCTTACCCATTTCTGTACGGTACTCTCTAGTCTCATCTGCCAGAGATATAATAGAGCTTATACCCTCCTGTATAGCCCCGACAAAAGACGTAAGCATATTACCAGCAAACGTAGCAATAGCGCCCTTAAACGTAGTAAAACCGTCTCCAGCGTCCTCTGCCTCGTTGCCCATGTCCTCTAAGACCTCAGCTACACTCTTACCACTCTTAGAGGCCTCTTTTTCTGCCTCGCTTACTTCTTCTAAGCTCTGCTTATACTTCTCTATTTCTTTTTTAGTATTATTAACAACCGTTTTCTGGTTATTGATTTTAATGAGTAAATCCTCAGAGGCCTTACTACCCTCTCCCATTTCCTTTACAGTGAGTCTATACTGCTCCTCTAAGGACTCCAATATTGTATCCTGTGACTTAAGGTTACTGTCTAACTGTTTGAGCTTTGCGCTCAGTCCGTCACTACTCTTAGTCCAGTCATCCATACTGGAGCTTACCGCTTTAAATTCACTGTTAGCCAAAGCTACAGAGCGCTTAGCGTCTTGCATGGCCTTTTTTAACTCGCCTATATCAGCTTTAAAACTGGTAGTAGTATCATTATTGTTAGCCACGTCACCACCTCCTTACTAAAACCAGTCATCACCGGCCTTTTTACGGTTAGCGTTTCTTTTAACTATTTCTTGTCGATTGTTATACGCAATCATGTTATTTATTAGCTCAAATACATCCTCAGCCGGATAGTCCAGTAATTTAATAGGGTCTAGTCCGGTGAAAGACTCACACAGAGCCTTATCAATCTCGAAAAACATTTCTGACAGTGTAAGCTCTACACTGTCGTTTACTCGTTTTTTGAGTTATTACCTTGCTTTAAATTCTTAATTTTATCCATGCCCCACTTATAAAGCTCAACACCCACAGCGCCCAGCTCCATAGTGTCAATACACTCCATTTCTGTCTCAGTAAGCCCAAACGTAGCCTTAATAATCTTGTCTAACTTATCTAAGTTATCCATGATGTAATTAAAAATCTCGTTCTGGTCCTTAATGTTTACGTTTTCCAGCGTCTCAGCTAAATACTTAGTCACTCGGTAAGGAATTTTAAGCTGATCTGCCTCTACTACTCGCTTAATATCTGTAAAGCTCTCATCTGTATAAACTGTTAATTTTAACTGCATATTTTTAGCCTCCTCTAATTCTTAAAAATAGGGTGGTATGATAACCACCCTATTAACTTCTTACACTGACGCCTTAACTGTGTCCGGTGTCTGCACTTCACCAAAGAAGTCAGCCTCTGTAACACCTTTATTAACGCTGGTGTCCACATTAACCGCCTTAGCGGTCTTATTGGTAGCTGTAAATCTGTGTTCTGTGTTAATACCAGTAAACGTAAGCTCCTGACCGTTAGCCTCAGCTCCGTCATTCTTAGTAGAATGAGTAGAGTCAGGGATATTAAATTTACCTTTAAGTCTCCATACAAATACCTCAGTACCGTCAGTTTTTTCAGTGATATAACCAATAGCATAGTATTTACTCTCTGGCTCACCCTCTACGAGCATACCCAGAGTCTCATCATAGTACTGACCTGTGATTTTAGCTAAAACATCAAAAGGAATAGCGCTGGTATTAATACCAACCTCATCTGCTCCTACAGAGTCAATTATTACAGCTGGTACATTGTCGTAAAAATGCGACTCAGAGGCGCTCTCAGTATGTCTACTTAACTCAGACGTTCCTGCCACTGGGAATGGTGTACCGCACTCAAATTTATCAAGAGTGTCAGTAATAACCTCAGCAGCTACTAAACCTCTAATGCCTCTATATTCCTGAATATCTGGCAT